CGGTAGTCAAGCCGCTCTAACTCAGTCTCCCTTTATGAGTGCCACCGATGCTACCGAGGGTTTAGCGGAAAAAACTGAAGAAGCACGAGATGATTTAGAGGCAATGAACGTGCAGTTGCAGACTGAGCAGCGGCGTTTGGGTCTGTTAACCGGTACTGTGAACGAGCATCAAGATTCAATCGATGGCGTGATTGAGAAGCTAGAAAAGGAACGCGACCTTCTCGGGGCAAATGCCGAAGAAACCATTAGATACGAGCTGGCTAAAAAAGGCGCCACTGAAGCCGAGATAGCTTTAGCTGTCGCTATCCAGCGTCAAATCGACACGCAGAAGAAAGCGGAAAATCAACGAAAAAAAGATCAAGCAGAGGCAAAAGCTGAAAGACAACAAGCAGACGCAGAAGATAAAGCAGCCAACGAAGCTCGCCTAGCAGAAGAAGAATCGGCTTGGCAATCAATGCTTGAAAAACGAAACGAGTATTTGGCAAAGCAGCAGGCCGAGCGACTAGAGATGGAACAGCGGCAGCAAGAAACTGTCCGTGAATTGCAGAGACAAGGATTGCTGCAAGGCGAGGTCGATGAAAACTCAAGCTACCAGAATCGTTTAGAGCTGCTAAAACAGCACCAACAAGACAAGCTGATTACTGAACAGCAGTACAACGAAGCCAAGCGCAACCTGGATGATCAGGCTCGTCAGGCTTCTATGGAAAGTCTGCGCACCGGATTGACTGCGCTCGGTCAGTACAATGAGGAAGCGTTCAAGATTGCCAAGGGTTTGAATATCGCCAATGCGATTATGAACACTTACACTGGTGCAACCAAAGCACTAGCGACTTACCCGCCGCCGTTTAACTTTATCGCTGCGGCTGGTGTGGTGGCTAACGGCTTGGCGCAAGTGGCTCAGATTAGATCGCAAACCTATCAAGGCAGGGCGCTCGGTGGGCAAGTTAGGTCTGGTGAGTCGTATGTGGTTGGCGAGCGCGGCCCGGAAGTTTTGACTATGGGAAGCTCAGGTTCTATTACGCCAAATGAATCTTTGCGCGGTGGTCAATCTGGCGGCGCTTCAAACAACACAACCAACGTCACGTTCCAGATATCGACGGTCGATGCCCGTGGCTTTGATCAATTACTACAATCACGCAGAGGCCAGATCATTAGCATGATTAACTCCGCATCAAACGACCGAGGGAGGCGTGCAGTGGTATGAGTGGCACCTACCCAGCAGAGCCGGAGTTTCAGGCGATCAACGTATCGTCACGGCATAACAACTTATTCTCAGAAGCTATATCGGGCCGCGTACAGGTTCGATCGCTTGGCGGGCAACGGTGGGCGTTTACCGCTCAGTATAACCGCATGACTCGGGCTGATTTTCAGCCAGTGTTTGCTTTCGTCACTAGCCAGCAAGGGCGGCTTGGTTCGTTTGGCATTGTTCCGCCTGTCATTGGCTCCACATCTGGCGACGCAAGTGGAACCGCTTTAGCAAATGGTTCGGCGTCACCTGGGGAAAGTTCAGTGTCAGTTGACGGATTCACGGGAACCATCAAGGCCGGTGACTTTGTTAAGTTTAATCACGGCAAGGTCTACATGGTCACTGCTGACCGAGACGGAGCGGGTGATATATCAATCGAACCCGCGCTAATTGAAAGCGTAAGTGACAATGAGCAAATGGTGTACGACAACGTTACTTTTACAATGCGCCTTGACAACGACGTGCAAGAGTATTCTTTAAGCGCAGATGAACAATACGAGTATCAGATCGATATGGTCGAGGTTATCTGATGCCACGCACCATTGATGCTACGACGATTACGGCACTGCAATCCGATCAGATTCGGATGTGCCATCTTGTGCAGATTGATTTCGAGCCTGTTTTGCAAATAACCGACAACTTTCGGCAAGTGGTTTATGATGGCGACACATTCTTGCCCGGTGGTCATTTGCTCACTATCGGAGACGTGCAGGAAACTGAGGAGCTAAGGGTTGGCTCTTTGCAGATAGGGCTTTCATCGGTTAATCGGGCATACCTTTCTATCTTCTTAAATATAGACTATCTAAACCGCAGGGTTCGTATATGGAACGCGATATTAGATAACGGCGGTGAAATTATTGGTGACGCCATACCAACATTCGACGGCGAAGTGACTGGATTTGGCGTTGCGGATAATCGAAACTCCTCAACTATAACGGTTTCTTGCGCTAGTCATTGGGCAGACTTTGAACGCAAGGCGGGCCGCCTGACTAATAACAATTCACAGCAATACTACTTTCCCAATGACACCGGATTTCGTTTTGCTGCTGAATCTGTAAAAGATATCAAATGGGGCAAATCGTGATCTCCTCGTTCGACCTAGGGTTGAGGTACTAGATTATGGGTTTTTTCAGCGACGTTTGGGAAGGTGCCAAAGACGTAGGATCGGATTTAGTCGAAGGCGGCAAGGATGTCGTCGACGCTGGGGTTGATTTTGCTGGCGACGTTATTAATGCAGGGGTTGATGTTGTTGGTGAGATTGTTTCTTGGGCGGTAGATATACCCGAACAGCCAGAACAGCCAGATATAGAAAGCCAAGCCCGCGGTGCTCTAGTAAACAAACAATCCAACGTAGCGCCTTTGCCAATTATTTACGGGGAGCGCAGAGTCGGCGGTGTTCGTGTATTTACCGAGACATCAGGTACGGATAACAAGTTCCTATATCTTTGCATTGTGTTATGCGAGGGCGAAGTAGAATCCATAACCGACCTAAACATTGATGACACGCCGCTGTCAGGCTCAAAATACGAGCCATACGTCACCTTTGAAGTTAAAACAGGCTCGGACGACCAAAGCGTTTCTAACGTCCTGTTGGATGCTCCATCATGGGATAGCAACGATCGGCTTCGGGGCATTGCTTACATCGCAATTAAACTTGAGTTCGATCAAGACGCGTTTTCATCAGTGCCAGATATAAACGCACTGGTTAAAGGGCGCAAATTATTCGACCCAAGGACAGGCGCCATCGCTTGGTCATCCAACCCAGCGCTTGCTTTGCGAGATTATCTAATCGACGAGCGGTACGGCAAAGGTTTGCCGGAAAACCTGATTGACGACGCTGCATTCTCTGACTCTGCGGATTCTTGCGAAGTTCAGGTAGAAACCACTGAAGGTAGCGGCGAGTTCGTCAATAAGTTTGATATCAACGCAATCGTGGAAACCGATAAGACTTTATTCAATAACGTATCGCAAATCCTAGGCTCAATGCAGGGTTTGATGCCTTATCAGAACGGCAAGTATCGCTTAATTATTGAGGATGACTACGACAGCACGTTTGATTTTACGATCGATAACATTATTGAAGGCATGAGCTTTTCTGGCCCGAACAAAAAGAGAAGGTTCAACCGGGTCATTGCAAAGTTCGTCAACCCAGATGCTAACTGGCAAGCAGACTCCGTAACTTGGCCGGAACCGGACTCGCAGGATTCGGCTAATTTCTTGGCCGAAGATAACAACGTAGTGCTGGAAAAGCAGATCGACCTAAACAGCGTTACGAATTACTACCAAGCTCGAAACATAGCGAAGACGCTTTGCCTGTCGTCACGCCGAAACGGCATATCGATAGACTTCACCGCCACTTCAGAGGCCATGCAGTGCGCTGTGAGCGACGTTGTGACGATTACCCACCCTACCCCCGGCTGGGATGGTAAAGAGTTCCGTATAACGCGCATGAGCATCAATTTCGACGGCACAGTGAACATCGCGGCCCGCGAGCATACGGCGTCTGTTTACCCTTGGGTTAACGACAAAGATGAACCTGCATCGGCCCAGTCAAATCTACCTGACCCTTTGACCGTTTCTGCGCCTTCTGTTCGAGTCAGCGACGAGCTTCAAGCGTTCAACGAGGAAGCGATCACCGTATTGCTGGTGGACTTGGATACTGGCGACTCTTTTGTTGAGCGTTTCGAGGTACAAGCGCGCAAGGCTGGCACTACGGAATTTATCAACCTGGGCCAAGCCGGTGGCGATCGGTTTGAGCTGGTGAACGTCGAGGATAATGCGACGTATACCGTTCGCGCACGGGCAATCAATTCGCTCGGCGTCCGCTCAGCTTTCACTACTGTGCAGCATCAGGTAGTCGGTAAGACTGCGCCGCCTTCGAATGTCACCGGCTTAACCGGAAACCTGATAGGCAACCAATACCTTCTTACTTGGAACGCCGTACCTGATCTTGATTTGTCGCATTATCGCATTCGGTTTGCGAGCGACGATGAGGGAAATGAATACCAAAACTCAGTCAAGTTGGTGCCAAAGGTGGCGCGACCAGCGACTTCCGTCTTGGTTCCTGCGCGAAACGGGACATATTTTGTCAAGGCGATCGATAAACTCGGACTAGCTTCGATAACAGCGGCAACGATTCGGCTCCAATCAAACATTGAGCAGCTAGAAAACCTTAACGTGGTGCAAAGGATTGAGGAGCATCCCAACTTCGATGGCACGTTCGATGACGTAGTAGAAATAGATGAACAAGACCGGATAGTGCTAGATACTTCTATTGATTTTGATAGCGTCACTGGGTTGTTTGATGATGCGACCGGGCTATTCGACGCAGGTGAGGGAAACGTCGATGCGGAAGGGTTTTATTTCTTCGGCCAATCAACCGATCTTGGCGAAGTGTTCATATCTCGAGTCACGGCCAATCTAAAAACGGTTCGCGTTGACTATGTTAACTTGTTTGACCAGACGCCAGGGGTATTCGACAACCGCCCTGGGCTGTTTGATGGCGACCCTAATGCGTTTGACGATGTGGACGTAGAATTGCAAATCAGAACCACAGAAGATGACCCGACAGGAACCCCGACCTTTAGTGATTGGCAGCCATTTGTTGTTGGTGATTACAAAGCCAGGGCGATGGAATATAGGGCAAGGCTAACAACGACAGACCCGGAGGCAACGCCAGCGGTTTCTGAGCTTACGGTGACTGTTGACATGCCTGACCGCACCGAGCGCGATTTTGACGTCGTTTCGGGGGCTGGGGCCAAGGTGGTGACGTTTAATACTGCATTCAAAGAAACGCCAGCCATCGGTATCGGCGCGCAGGATTTGCAAACGGGTGACTTTTACGAAATTACCAACAAGACAAGGTTAGGGTTTACAATAACATTCAAGAACTCAGGCGGTACGGCTGTCAGTAGGACATTCGATTACACCGCTGCCGGTTATGGAAAAGAGGTAGCTTAGAATGAGTCAACACGACTTCAACATTGCCAACCAAGGCTTTCCCGCTTTTAGGGCTGATCTGAACAGCGGCCTTGAGGCTTTGGCAACTAACAGCTCAGGATCAACACAGCCTTCGACAACCTTCGCTTATCAATTTTGGTACGACGAAGCCAACGACCTGCTAAAAATGCGCAACAGCGATAATGACGCATGGATTACGCTCGCATCCTTTGATCAGGCTACGGATGAGTGGGAAGTGCGGTCAGCTGTCGTTCAGGCCGTGGACGCGGCTGGATTGTCGATCAAAACAGATGACGGAACCACTCGTTTTTCTGTTGATGATTCAGGGCAGGTGTCGTTTGAGAACTACTCGTTCCCGATTGCTGACGGTTCCGCTAATCAGGTTTTACAGACAGACGGAGCTGGGACGCTGGTTTTTGACGACCCACCTGCTGGCTATACAGACTCTGACGCACTTGATCTGTTTAACGCCACAGGCTCTGCACCAGTCTACGCCTGTCGGGCTTGGGTTAATTTCGATGGCACTGGGACTGTATCTATTCGTGATAGCGGGAACGTGAGTAGTATTACGGATGATGGCGTTGGGAGATACGAGGTAAATTTTGCTACTGCAATGCCGGATGCAGATTATTCAACAGTGGCAATGTCAGCCCGAAGTGCTAGCAGCGAACAAGAAGGTATTTATATAAACCAAGTTATATATACAACAACTAAATTCGGTCTACTCGAGACAAATGGTAGCGAAAAATTTGATCCAAGTATCGTCTCTGCGGCAGTTTTTCGCTAGGAGCAAATTATGAACCAAAGAATCCTATATAAAACACCACAGATTCCCGGAGCGGAATACCAAGGCGGAATCGCAGTCATCGTACCCACTGGCGAATTGTCAGTCACCGAGACCGCAAAAAAGGACGTGCCAACCGGACTTCCCTACAAGATCGTAGACGTGTCCGATATTCCTAGCGACCGCACATTCCGCGATGCGTGGGACATTGAAGAAGCTGAACTTACTGACGGGGTGGGCGAATGATTACCGTAAACATGACGAAAGCGCGTGAAATCAAGCGCGATCAGCTACGAGCCGAGCGTAAGCCGCTGCTGGAGCAGTTGGACGTAGAGTTTATGCGAGCGCAGGAGCAAGGCGATCAGGCGAAGGCTGACGAGATCGCTGCCAAGAAACAAGCGCTCCGTGACGTGACGGCTGACCCGGCTATCGACGCTGCGACCACGCCCGATGAACTCAAGGCCGTGCGGCCTGACGTACTGATTAGCGAATAAGGGAATAGCAATGGATGTACAGACAGCATTTAACGCAGTGATAGGCGGCCTGATGATGCTGTCTGGCTGGTTTCTTCGTATTGTTTGGGATTCAATAAAGCGGCTTCAGGCCGACCAAAATACGCTTGAGCGCCATGTTAGCGAAACTTATGTACGGCGTGACGACTATCGTGACGATATGGCTGAGATGAAGCTCATGCTGCGGCAGATCATTGCGAAACTGGACGACAAAGCCGACAAATAAAAGGAATTAAGTATGAGCATGCTGCAATCAGTGACTCGCTTGCCAAATGGAATGATCGGCATTGCAGCTAATCACTTTGATGGCCTTTCGCACCAACATAGAGTTGGCTCTGTGCCGGCTATGAGCCAAGGGCAGACAGGAACGATTTGGGATATTGATGATACTTACTATCCTTGGTCGGCATTTGATACGCCAGGGGCGCTAAGTGTTGATCGATCAAGCGCCAGTGATGCCGATAAAGTTGTTTTGATCGAAGGCTTGAACCCTGACTTTTACCCGATCACTGAAGAACTAACGCTTAGCGCCGAAACTGGAAATACCACCAATCAGCCTTTTTCTAGGGTTCAAAACATCCGCATGACCAATGGCTCTGCTACCAACGTTGGCGACATTACAGCAAACCTTGGCGGCACGGCTGTGGCCCAAATCAACGCCGGGAATGGCCAATCTCTGATGGCGATATATACGGTGCCGAGAGGACAAACCGGGTATTTGCTAAAAGGCGTTGCTACTTGTGAGGCAGGGGCAGATGCAACTGGCGCAATGCATGTTCGCTATGGCGGCCAATCATCTTTCGCCATTGGCCATGAATTTGAAGTGTCTGGAACAGGCGGCGAATATTCGTATGACTTTATTGTCCCGCTTCCGATACCGGAAAAATCGGATATTGATGTGCGCGCTTCGGTCAGATCAAATAATGCGCGTGTTACTGCCGCATTCTGCATTCTTTTGGAGGTTGACTAATGCCGCTGACCAAGAAAGGCAAAAAAGTTATGGGCGAGCTAAAGGAACAGTACGGGCCGAAGAAAGGCCGGTCTATCTTTTATGCGATGGCCAATGCTGGGAAAATCACATCGGTTGAGCGCAAGCGCTAGGGATATCTTATGTGTTCGTTCGAGTTTTTACTATGAACATCATTGTGCTTGCAGCGCTGCTAACCTGCACCACAGGCGAGGCTCGTTGCACGTCTTTTGAAACGCCAACGATGACCGTCGTTAACATCTGCGACGTTGAGCCTGAGTCAGCTGGGGCAGAGCCAGCTGAGTTTAAGGCCCGCATTGGCGACACTCTCTACCAAGTAAAGATTAGCCCTGCTTGCGAGACGACATAAGCGAGGCAAAATGAAACGGCAAATCAATCGCATCATTATTCACTGTTCTTATACGCCGCCATCAATGGACATTGGAGCTGACACGATTCGGCGTTGGCACGTTAACGAGCGCGGCTGGACAGACATTGGCTACCACTATGTAATTCGCCGCAACGGCGAGATTGATCAAGGGCGGCCGGTCGAGCGAATGGGCGCTCATGCACGCGGTAACAATGCTGACAGCGTTGGGATTTGCTTGGTTGGCGGTATGGCTGAAGGTGGCGGTGACGACTGCAATTTTACGCGCCAGCAATGGCAAGCTATGGATGATTTGGTCACGCGCCTAGAGGACGAATTTGGCGATTTGGCCGTGATAGGTCACCGTGATTGCGATGACGGCAAGACGTGCCCAACATTCGACGCATTTCAATGGGGGCAAGCATGATACAGCAGCTACTATCAGCCGGAATGGGCCAAGCCGTGGACAATGTGCTTGGCCGCTTCTTTGAGGACAAAGACCAAGCCGCACAGGCCGCGCAAGAGTTACGCCTTGCCATGCTGGAGCATGAGCAAACCGCAAATGAGTTAGCCCGTGACGTGGTGGTGGCCGAGGCCAAGTCAGACCATTGGGTGACTGGTGCTTGGCGACCCATTGTCATGCTTATGTTTGCGGTGATGATTGCAAATAATTATATTATTGCCCCATACTTAGACGCTATACTTGGAACGAGCGTCATGTTTGACATGCCCGAACAGGCGTGGAGCCTACTTAGTATCGGCCTTGGCGGATATGTAGTTGGTAGAAGCGGAGAAAAAATTGCGAGGGAAATACGCAAGAAGGGGTAACAATGAGCAAGTCAGGCCCGAAGGGCTTTAGCATTGACCAGATTCTAGCAGCGATAGACCAAACCGGCTCCCAAAACGGCGCGGCGGCCCTGCTTGGCGTTAATCCGCGCACCATCTCTCAGCGTTTGCACTACCACCGCAACGGTCGTAGCAAAGAGCAGATGTACAGCGAGCAATACCTTGCAAAGAATACAGGTGACGTACCGCCTCGACAGCGGGACGACGAGCTGTTTAAGGGCCGCTCAGTGCTTTGGAATCCCGAAACGGGCGAGCAAAAGCTAGAGTGGTATAAGACAGATCGAGACAAGCAAGCCCAGTTTGAGGCCATGCAAAACGCGATCAAAGCGTTGCAAGAGGAAATCAAACCGGCGCCGCTGGTTAAGCAAAAGATCAAGCCGAAAAATGATCTGCTCAACCTATTCATCCTTACAGACGCGCATATTGGAATGCTGGCATGGGGTGAGGAAGCCGGTGAGGACTGGGATACCGCCCTGGCTGAAGATATGATTATGCGATTCTTTGGCGCGGCTATTGATCGAGCGCCGATGGCAGAACGTGCTGTGTTTGCCCAGATGGGCGACTTCCTGCACTACGACGGCATCGATGCTGTTACTCCGGCCAGCAAGCACCAGCTAGACACCGACACCCGATTCCCTAAGCTCGTTCGCACCGGGATACGCATAACCCGCCAGATTATCGAGCTATTGCTAGAACGATATAACACCGTTGACGTAGTAATGGCTGAGGGCAACCATGATGAAGTATCCGAGATATGGCTGCGTGAATCCTTTGCTGACCGCTATCGTGAAAACCCAAGGCTACGCATTGACCAATCCCCTGCGCCGTTCTACGCCGTCGAACACGGCCAAACGAGCCTGTTCTTTCATCACGGCCACTTGAAAAAACTAGATCAGATCGACCGGGCACTGACGGCTGAGTTCCGGGAGATATTTGGCCGGACTAAACACAGCTACGCGCACTTGGGCCATCTGCATCACTACGCTGCTAAAGAAACTGGCCTGATGACGGTTGAGCAACACGGCACATTGTCCGCCAGGGACTCATATGCGAGCCGTCACGGCTTCAAATCTGCGCGGCAGGGGCAGGTGATCACTTATCACTCAGAGGATGGTTATGTGGGCCGTCAGATCATTACGCCAGAAATGCTTAGGGATATTTAATTTTCCCAACCCGTATGGTTCGATCTTCCCAACCCATATGTTTCCTAACGGAAAGCTGCAATAGCGAGAATAATAGTCAGCCCTAAGATAGCTATTATAACCCCGTAAGCAGCTAATAAGGCATAACCAATAATGCTAGACACGGCTAAGCACGTCCCGATCTTGTTTGATTGCGCTCAGGATTTGTCTGGCGTTGGTCTCCCAAGATTCCGATGGGCGCTGGCAGTGGTCGCAGTACATCAAAGCCTCGGATAAGAGCAACTGTAATTGGTTGCAAAGGGCTTTTTCGGAGTTCCATCTTACAGCCAGCTCATTAAGTGTTTCTTTGGCTTGTGTTTCCAATTTTGGGCCTCAATACGTTTTTGATTTGTTGCCAACCGTGATCGTTTTTATGCGCTGGCGGCGTTTTATCTCTGGCCAGTTTGGCAAGATGCTCTAAAAAAAGCATCTCGTCAGTGTCGTTATCGTGAGCACGCCATGCTTGGCTTTGTAATTCTTTGCTCATGCCGTCTCTCCTGTCATCCGCCTCCGAATCAGATCGCATTGCCACTGTATCCCTTTTTCGTCCTTGTCGGTATACCAATCCATGACATTTTTGCCAGCGGTTATCCTGACAAGCCGCAAGCCTTGACGCTTCTTCTTCATAATCCTGTACTTAACCAAATTCTGGGCGCTCTTGTTTTCGTGCTGGCCGATGATTGCTTTGACTCGGCTCAAGCCAATTTTTGTGCGCTTGGCTATCTGTTGCGTAGCGTCTGGCTCCTTGTGTAGCTGCTTCCATAGCGTAATGATTTGGTCGTATTGCTTGTCGTACATTATTTCACCCCATAATCTCGTGCTAGCTGGTAGCACATTTTCGTTGGTTCCATCCCTGCTGCGCTGATCAACGGCAGCCAATACGCCGGGTCTGCTATGCACTGACGACGGCGCCAGCGTTTTGCCGTGGTATAAGGAACACCAGTAGCCCTAGATAAGGCATAAGCCGATGGCCAGCGGTTCATCAATTCGGTGTGAGCGTTACTCATTTGATTTCCTGTGACTTCAGCAACATGTAGCCGCCATCTATCAAGATCGTCACTCGGCTCGCGTTCACTCATCTCTGATCTCCTATCATATTCAAAACTCCGCGCTTATTGCCGACTTGCTAACATGATTGGTTTAACTGCGTCGCAAGTTGTTAAGCATTCCTTGACAACTCAGATTGTAAATAAACCATCAATCATCCCTGCTCTCCTTTGGCTTTGAGCCAGCGCTTGACCATATCGGCGTCTTGGCTGGTGGTCATTCCTTTGCGGATGCGCCGAAGCAATTCCGCGACCTGTTCTTCGGTTGGCTTTTCCATTACTGGCATCCTTCACGTCCATCATAGGGCGGCCAGCCATATTCACCATTTGAGTCGTCCCAAATGCCGACCATTTCGCAATAGTTTTCGCGCTCGGCCTCCCGGTCTTGCGCTTCCATGTTTCCGACTACCGCCATCATCCCTAAAAACGCTGCGGCGCCTAGTGCGTACATAATGTTTTTCATTTCATCGCCTCCCGTAAAATCTGCGCGTCCTTGGCTGTTGTTGTGCCAAGCTCGACACGTTGTAGCGCATGCTCTATCTCGCGCTTATCTTTTTGCGCGTTATGCTCGCATGCGTCTTTAATGCTCTTGTAGCAGACTTCGGCGTATCGGTAAGCATCCCAAGCCGCTGCGCCTTCGAGACTGCCATCCTCATCCATTTGCTCGGCCCACTCGTGAAGATGCGTCCGCAGCGTCTCTGCCTCGGCGATCATCTCTTGGTAGTTCCACTGGTCTAACTTGCTCATCTTATTTCCCCTTTCGTTTAGCCTGGAACCAATTATGGGCCATTTCCGGCCCTAGCGCAAGCCCCCGCTAAAAATAAAAAGCCCGGTACGCGACCGGGCTGAGTAGCTAAAAAGGAAGGTCGTCGTCGAAGTCATCAGGCGGCGCACTTTGGCTTTGCTGACCCTTGCTGGGCAGCTCATCCTTTGGCGTAACCTTTAAGCCCATATATTTAACGCCCTTCTGCGATTCGTTAAGCCATGCGCTGATTCGGTAATCGGTGCCGGCCACTCGGATGTCACCCGTGTAGTACGGTTGCTTTTCCGTCTCTCGCCGGTCGTTTTTGAATAGCGCACCGCTGTTGTCTTTGTTTTCCATGATTCGCTCCTATGCGGCTTTTGATTGTTTGAGCAGCGTGTACCGCGCAAACCGCTTGTTATCTGCTGTAATGCAGAGCTCGGTGTGGATGTTGTGGCCTTGCTCGCGCAGATTCTTTATCCGCGCAGCCAGCCGGTAGCATCCAAAATCGATGGCATCGCGCGGGGTGATCGGGCCGCGCTGTAATGCATGTAGTACCTTGTCGTTTTGACTCATTCCGCTATCTCCACTTTGTAGAAACTTGAGGCCGATTTGCGATACTGCTCGACGTCTACATCAGGCAGCTCGTTCTTCTGAACCGCTTTCCAATCGATACTTCCCTTGCGCTCGATTTTGCTGACGTTTACGCCTTCGCCACCGCTAAACTTTCCGGGAGTCAGCTCGATGAGCTTTGCTTTTGCCTTCTCAAGCTCCGCAGCGGCCTTGTCAGCGATTTCCTTGGCCTCCCGGTACGCTCGGGCAGACTCGACCCATTCCTCGTCGTCACGGCTCTCTACGGTCGGCCAGAACTCGTCCCATGCATCCTTGATCTTCTCGAAGAACTCAGGATTGCGAGGCACGACTGTCGAGACCATATCTGTACCGCTCCATACGAGAAAAACGCAGTCAGCAGCGCCGGTGACCATCATCTGATGCTGAACCTGGGCGTAGTCGTAGTCGCTGATCGCGCCCTCGGCTACCTCGTTCCAGCGGTCAGAATCGCGCCCCCTCGCCGGAGTCTTAATCTCCAAGAGCTGGTCGCCCTCCATCGTTATGCCGTCAACGCTGGCGCCGTAATCGCCATCCTCAAACACCGCTGGCTGGTAAAGCGTGCCGATAGCGGACTCATAAGCCTCGCGAGCACGCGGTTCTTCGTCATGCCCCCGCTGCATGGCGTCGGTGACGAACGTCCTGCCCCGGCCCTGCTTTTCCTTGCGAACCTGCGCGGGGCTGCTGTACGGGCTAATCCCCATGACCGCCGCTGTTTCCGAGGCCATGCGCTTGCCTCGGCGCCATTCCAGCCATGCCTGACTGCCCTGCTCTAATTCGATGCGTTTCATTTTGCCTCCTCACGCTTGTTTTCAAGCGTCTTGATGATGCCTTGGTATTTAGCCGCCGGTAGATCGGCAACTTTCTTGACCCCGAAATAGCTAGTGATGTCAGCGATCGGCTTGCCGACTTCCTCAGCCATCGTTTCAATGTTGGCCACCTGCTCTTTGCTGACCTTGGCCGATGCCGCGTTGCCGTCGTCATCTTCCGGCGCAATACCGCAAGCAGCCATGAGGCTATAACGACGAGCGTATGTCAGCGCTGAGCCGTACCCCTGTGGGTCATGCTTGGCCGCTGGGACGTGCAGCGTTCCGGCTGACATAGTTTCGCCGGACTCGTGTATAAACACCGTCTCGACGTTCACGCCGTTGTCGCTTTGATGCGAACGCTGTACGAGCGCAATGCCTTCGCTGTTTAACGCATCCATAACCGCTTCGACGCACCCAGCAAGATCAACGTACTTGCTTCGGAAGTGAGGGTTAGTTGCGGTCTTTAGTGCCGGTGCAAACTGCCGCTGCGCCTTAACGAAAGCCGCCGCGACCTTGGGCCGGTTCTCAAGTGATGCCATTGGATTTTCCATCTTGGTTTCCCCTTAACGTGCTTTGGACTCAAATACATTGTTACAGATTGAAACGGGCAACGCAACCACCTATTGCAAATTGTTACGGCTACACTGAATATGGCCATATGAAACAGGCACTAAAACAAGCGGTTAATGTCTCTGGCAGCTCTAAGTTGCTCGGCCAAGCCATCGGCGTGACGCCTGAGCGAGTGCGCATGTGGTTACACCGTGACAATCTGCCAGCCGAATATGTGATAGCCATTGAGCGAGCTACGGGAGTTAGCCGCCATGAACTTCGACCCGACATCTACCCTAAAGAGTAGCAGCGAGTGGAACGGCTACGTCGTCAGCGGCAAGACCCGCGAAGAAAGGCGTCAGCGGCTACAAATGGTGCCGGAAGAATGGCGAGCGTCCGTCAAGCGCCACGTCGAGACTTATTTCGCGATCAGGAAATATCACAATGATCGAGCTGGTCGTGCAAAAAGGTAGCCTAGTACCTGCGGACGGTCGTGCTCAACAAGCGCTTAGGGATATGCGGTTGGGCCTAGGCGAAATTGTGCATGCGAAGATCACCCAGCCAAGGAACCCTCACTTCTTCCGGCTTGCTCATCAAATCGGCACGCTGGCGAAGGAAAACATATCCACGTTTGAGCTATTAACCAGTCACCAAGCGCTTAAACGCTTGCAATATGAATCAGGCGTTCAATGCGAGTACATGGAGATGCGGATACCGCACGTCGGCATGGTCGAGGTTCGGGTGCCTAAAAGCATCGCGTTCGACAAGATGGACGAAACCGCATTCCGCGCCATGATATCCGCGCTCTGCTCGCATATCGCGGAAACCTACTGGCCGGATTGTACCGAGAAACAAATCGAGCAAATGGCAGGAGCGATGGTCGATTGAAGGCGAAAGATAAAAAGGCTAGGTTCGATCGGCTGGTCGATATGGGCTGTGTCGTCTGCCGCAACTCAGGTTTCGGCTGGACGCCGCCGGAAATTCACCACCTGAAAGGGTACGAGTGGTCATCGATGGGCAAGCGGGCCAAGGACGAACACACCATCCCTTTGTGCGCTGCACACCACCGGCACGGGTACGGCCAAGAGATTGGCTATCATCAATCGCCATCCGAGTTTGAAGATAAATATGGCAGCCAGGGCGATTTATTACGCCAAGTAGACGTGGGTATTAAGCATGGTTAGCTTTACGGTTCATATAGCGCCAGTCGCCAAAGCACGGCCAAGGGTAAGCATGCGGCATGGCCGAGCATTTGCGTATACGCCCAAGAAGTCTGCGGATTACGAGCGACTGATAGCGGAGCACTGCCCAAAGGCACCTATGGACGGGCCGCTGGCGCTAAACCTGCAAT